CCTGGTGCGGGCGATCTTCGGAGCCTTCGACCCTGAGACAAACCTGCGGATCATCCGGGAATACTTCCTGATGATCCCCAAGAAGAATGGCAAGACCAGCATCGCGGCGGCGATCATGCTGGTGGCGCTGATGATGAATGAACGTCCCGCGGCCAAGGCGCTGCTGGTGGCGCCGGTGATCAGCACGGCGCTGATGGCTTACGAACAGGCCTGCGGGATCATCAAGCTGACGGTGCTGGAATCGGGCACCCGGCTGGTGGACGTGTTCACCTGGCACGACCATGAACAGCGGATCAAATACCTGCGCCCGGACATTCCGAGCGAGATGCAGATCAAGGCCGCCGACGCTGACGTGATCACCGGGTCGAAAGCCAGCTATGTGCTGATTGATGAAACCCACGTCTTTGCCAGCCGCCCCAGCGCGAAGGGCGTGTTTGTCGAGATCAGGGGCGGGCTGTCGCACCCGATGAACACGGGCTTTCTGCTGCAGATCACGACGCAGTCGAAGACCGCGCCATCGGGCGTGTTCAAGGCCGAGCTGGGCCGGGCGCGCGACATCCGCGACGGCAAGAAGTCTGGCCCGATTCTGGCGGTGCTGTATGAGCTGCCGGCGGCGATGCAGGCCAGCGGCGAATGGAAGGACCGGCGCACCTGGGCTATGGTCAACCCGCACATGGGGCGCTCGGTTTCGGAAGACTTTCTGGAAGAGGAACTGGCGAAGGCCGAAGATGACGGCGAGGACGCGGTCTCGATCGTCGCATCGCAGCACTTCAACGTCGAAATTGGGGTAGGCCACAACGCTGACACCTGGTCCGGCGCGCGGCATTGGCAGGCGGCCGAACGGGACGGGATCACGCTGGACTACATTCTGCGGCATGCCGAGGTGGTGACGATCGGCGGCGACTGGGGCGGCGCTGACGACCTTGCTGCGCTGTGCGTTCTGGGCCGTATGCCGGACAAGACCTGGGCGGCTTGGGTCAAGGCCTGGGCCCGGCCATCGGTCTTCAAGGCCCGGCCCAAGATTGCCGAGCGGCTGAGGGATTTTGAACGGGCTGGCGATCTGTCTGTCGTGGCCACGGGCGAAGTCCAAGCGGCCGAGGCGGCGGACATCTGCCTGCAGGTTTTCGAGGCAGGCCTTCTGCCTGACGAAGGCGGAATCGGTCTGGACTCAGCAGGAATCGATCTGCTGATCGACGCCTTGGACACGCGCGGCCTGGCGCACCCGCTGGTGGTGCCGGTGCCGCAGGGATGGAAGCTGCAGTCGGCGGTGAGCGGCGTGCCGCTGCGGCTGGAAGCGGGCACGCTGGTGCATGGTGGGCAGACTGTAATGGCTTGGGCTGTGGGCAACGCCAAGCAGCGGCTGAAGGGTTCGAACTACGTGGTCGAAAAGGAACTGGCCGGCGCGGCGAAGATCGACCCGCTGATCGCCCTCTTCAACGCGGCCATGCGGATGCGGGAAAACCCGCAGGCTTCGAACCAGGGCGCGATGGATGACTACTTCCGTGCAATGAAGGCAAGCGCATGAATCTGCTTCGCAAAGCAATGGCTTTCTGGATGGGTAACGGAAGCGAGGCAGAGCGTTTCCTGATTAGGGGTGTGGCGCAAAGCGATGCTGGAGAGTCGCTGAATGAGCGGAGCGCGCTGGCGCTTTCGAGCGTTTGGGCCTGCGTCAACCTTCTGGCAGGGACAATATCGACCTTGCCGCTGGTTATGTTGCGGACACTGCCGGACGGTTCGCGCGCGCCCTTTGCCGAGCATCCGCTGTACCGGATTCTGCATGACAGCCCGAACGCGGATCAGACCGCTTCGGACTTCTGGGAGTTGATGCAGGCTGCCGTAGAACTGCAAGGCAATGCCTATGCACGAAAACTTCGTGGCAGCGGCGGACAGATAATCGGGTTGGAACCAATCTACCCCGGAACCGAGATGGCAAGACCTAAGCGTCTGCGTGATGGGCGGATTGAATATCGCTGGGTCAAGAACAGCAGGTCTTTTATCGCCACGGAAGAAGACGTGCTGCACATCCGTGGCTTTGGCGGTGACCCGCTTGGCGGCATGTCAACGCTGGAGTTTGCGCGAAACACTTTTGGGCTTGCTCGCGCCATCGAGCGGGCAGCCGGCAGTACGTTCGCCAATGGAGTTCGCCCTTCCGGCGCCCTGACGTTTGAAAAGTTCCTGTCGAAGGAGAACCGCGAGATCGCCGAGACTGCACTGGTCGAAAAGTTTACCGGCGCAGTGAACGCCGGGAGACCCTTGATCCTAGAGGGCGGGACCAAGTGGCAGCAGCTTTCGATCAACCCGGAAGACGCGCAGATGCTGGAATCGCGCGGCTACTCTGTCGAAGAGGTTTGTCGGTTTTTCGGGATGCCGCCATTTATGATTGGGCACACCGAAAAGACGACATCCTGGGGCACTGGGTTGGAACAGCAGATTCTTGCGTTCCAGAAGTTCACGCTTAGCCGCCGCTTAAAGCGGATCGAGCAGGCCCTGATGAAGCAGCTATTGACACCAGCAGAGTGGGCCAGCGGCATCGTCATCGAGTTTAATCTGGAAGGTCTGCTGCGCGCCGACAGTGCGGCGCGCGCCGCCTTTTACGCTTCCGGCCTGTCAAACGGCTGGATGACGATCAACGAGGTGCGGCGGCTGGAAAACAAGCCGCCGGTTGCTGGCGGCGATGTGCCCCGAATGCAATCGCAGAACGTGCCAATCACGCAGGCTGGCCAGCCAAAAGAAGGAAGCGAGTGATGGAAACCATCGACATCGGCCTTGAAGTTAAGGCGCTGACAGAAGAAGGCACCTTTGAAGGCTACGGGTCAATCTTCGGCAACGTGGACCGAGTTGGCGATGTCGTTGTTGCTGGCGCCTTTACCGAAGGGCTGGCCCGCGCCACGAAGGAAAAGCGCAGCATCAAGATGCTGTGGAACCACGATCCGGACCAGCCTATCGGCGTGTGGGAGAACCTTGTCGAAGATCAGCGCGGGCTGAAAGGGTTGGGCCGCCTGGTTCTGGAAGTGCCGAAAGCGCGCGAGGTCCATGCGCTGATGAAGGCTGGTGCGATCGAGGGCCTGTCGATCGGCTATCGCACGACGGATGACGCGATCGAGAATGGTGTGCGGCTTTTGAAGAAGGTCGATGTCTTCGAGATTTCGCCGGTCACCTTTGCAGCGAACCCCAAGGCCAAGGTCACGGCGTTCAAGAGCGACGAAATCGCAGATGAGATCAAGAAGCTGTCAGCCGGGGAACGGCTGACCGAGCGGGAGTTTGAACGTTTGGCCAAGGGTCTTGGCCTGTCGAACTCGCAGGCGGAGCGCGCCGCGCGCATTCACCTGAAGGGGCCGGGGGAGCCGGTCAAAGCGGCGAGTGAGGCGCAGGAGTTCTACCGCGCCATGTTGGGCCAATAGGCCCGTCACCCGACACAAACGGAGGTTTCCCATGTCGGACGAAAACAAGTCGGCTGCAGTTCTTGCAGCTGAGACGAAAGCGGCATTCGAAAAGGCGCTGGATGGCGTCCGCGAGATTGCCACTGAAGCAAAGGGCAAGGCCGAGTCTGGCGAAAAGCTGTCCCTCAGCCTGAAGGAAAAAGCGGACGAAGCGCTGGTCGGCATGAATGCGATCAAGGCACAGCTGACCGACCTTGAGCAGAAGATGGCCCGCCAAGGCGATGGTGCGCCGGAAGAGCGCAAGTCGCCGGGCGATCTGTTTGTAAACTCTGACCAGTTCAAGGCGTTCAAGGATGCCGGCTTTGCGCGCAATGACCGCGCCCGCATCGAAACGAAGGCGGTGTTGACAAACGCGACTGCTGCGGCCGCCGGTTCGCTTGGTGCAGGCCTGCAGGCAACCCGCCTTCCGGGTGCCGTGGAGTTGCCGCGTCGTGCGCTGATGGTTCGCCAGCTGATGGCGCAAGGCAACATGGACGGCCAGTCGATCGAGTTTCTGCGTGAGCACAGCTGGACGAACAGTGCCACCTCGGTTGCCGAAAGCGCTGCAAAGCCGCAGTCGGACTTCCGGCTTGAACTGGTGACCACCTCGGCCAAGGTCATCGCACACCACATGAAGGCTTCGCGCCAGGTGCTGAGCGATGTGTCTGCGGTGCGGTCGATGATCGACAGTCGTCTGACCTATGGCCTTGATCTGGTCGAAGAGAACCAGCTGCTCAACGGTGATGGCACCGGCCAGAATCTGCTGGGCATCGTTCCACAAGCGACGGCCTATGTGTCGCCGCTGGTGGGCGCTGATACCCAGAGCATCGACAAGGTTCGCCTGATGGTTCTGCAGGCTGCGCTGGCGCTTCTGCCGCCGGACGGGATCGTCATGAATCCGGCTGATTGGGCGTGGATCGAGCTTCTGAAGGACAGCCAGGGGCGCTACATCATCGGCAACCCGCAGGGTAACATCGGTGCCTCGCTGTGGGGTCTTCCGGTTGTGCCGACGATGGCGATGACGATCGACAAGGTTCTCGTTGGCGCGTTCATGACGGGCGCGCAGATATTCGACCGCTGGGAAACCACGATTGAGACCGGCTACGAGAACGACGACTTTACCAAGAACATGGTCACCATCCTTGGCGAAAAGCGCCTGGCTATCGCGACCTATCGCCCCGGCGCGTTCATCTACGGCGACTTCGGTCGCGTGGTCTGATCCACGCTTGGCAACACGATTAAGCAGGCAGGGCGCGCGACACGCGCGCCCGGTAAAGATGTCATGGAGAAAAGCCAATGATGAAATTCCGTGTTCTTCGCCAGCATATCGGCGACCAGTTCTATGATCCGTCCGGCAAAAACGGCCCCGATGAGCGGCAGGCTGACGCGCTTTCGGTGCAACATCTGGTCGAGTCGGGCGTGTTGGAAGCGCTTGAAAACAAAGAGATCACGACCGCGCGCAAGAACAAGGGCGAGTCGAAAAGCGAAACCACTTTGAGTTCACCGGTCGGGACCGACCCTGACGCTGCTGCCAAGGCGCAAGCTGAGGCTGACGCTGCTGCCAAGGCGCAGACCGCCTGATGTTTGACCCCATCCTGATCACGCCCCCGGCGGAGCTGTTGTCTTTGCCGGAGGCCAAGGTGCATCTGCGGGTGGACCATGATCATGAAGACCTGCTGATCGGCGGCCTGATCGCTGCGGCGGTAGGTTGGATGGATGGATGGCAGGGCGTGCTTGGCCGTTGCATTCTGGCGCAGACTTGGGCGGTGCAGGCTGGGGCTCTGGCGTCGATGGCGCTGCCCTTCCCGGATGTGCGGTCTGCGGTCGTGACCTATCTGGACGCGGCCGGCGTTTCGCAGACTGTGGCCCCCGCCGATTACCGGGTGCGGACGGTTTCCGGGCATGGGCAGCTGATCTTTGCCGATGGCTTTGCCGAGCCGCCGCTGCAGGCCGGGCGGGATGATGCCGTGACCGTCACTGCTGTCTACGGCATGCACAGCGCGCCCGCGCCGCTGCGGGTGGCCGCGATGATGTTGGTCGCGCATCTTTACCGGAATCGTGAGGCGGTCGGCCCAGCTGGCATTGCCGAGGTGCCGATGGGCGTCAGCGCGCTGATCGCACCTTTCCGTATCGGGCTGGTCTAGGCCCGCCCCTGAAACCCTGACCAAAGCAAAAAGGGACAGAAGATCATGACAGTGAATGCAAGGGTGAACATGCGGGTTGAGGCGACCCAAGTCGCAGTTGCCAAGCAGGCCACGCCTCTGGTCGCGGCAAGCCTTGTCCTGGCCAGTGGCACAGGTGTTGGGGAGGCGGACCGGGTCTATGCGGATAGCCGCACCGTGGCCAGCGCCGCGAATGACGATATTGATCTGCGCGGGGTTCTGCTGGATGCCTTCGGCGCGGTGCTGAACATCGCCGAGGTGGTGGTGATCGGCATCGTCAACGCCAACGCGGATGGGGTGGCGAACACCACGGCGCTGACCGTGGGCGGCGGCAGCAACCCCTTCGCCGGCATCTTCGGCACGGCAGGTGACCAGGTCGTCATTCCGCCCGGCGGCATGTTCCTGATTGCCTGCGACGGGGCCAATGGTCTTGGCGCTGCAGCTGCTGGCACGGCGGACATTCTGCGGGTGGCCAACGGTGCGGGCGCGCCTGCGACCTATCAGATCGTGATCATCGGCCGGTCAGCCTGATGATGATGGCAGGTAGTCTTGACCGGCGGGTGCAGTTTCGCCGGTCAAGCCTGACAGACAACGGGCTGGCCAAGACGGAAGTCTTTGCCAACCACGGCAGCCCGGTCTGGGCGGCCAAGCGCGACGTGTCGGATGCCGAGCGGCTGCGCGCGGCTGAGGTGCAGGCGCATCTGACGGCGCGGTTTATCGTGCGCTGGTCGCCCTTCACGGCCGGGCTGACGCCAAAGGACCGGCTGGTGTGCGAAGGTGTCGAGTTCGACATCACCGGCATCAAGGAAATGGGCACGCGCAACGATCTGGAAATCAG